TTTCGTCCGCTTGATATAGCTGTTGCGTCAGTAAGTGTGATAACGACGGCCTGGTGTGAGTTCAACCGAAATAGATTAAATTCTGTCTGGTCTGAAAAATCCATGGTCCCTGCCATTTTGCTCATTCTAAATCCATTCCTTTTGAAACGATTATATAATTGTGTATTGTCTAAAGTCGGGACGCCTTCTATCGGATTCTCAATAGATATGCTTAAGGTCTCAAACAACTCATTTGCTGAACCGCCGAAAGAAACACTTGCCTGATCCCATGTCCACGGATCACCAGCTCCAAAGGTAGGTGTATTTTTAGCCATTAAGCTGGACACCCTGCCTATCACAGAAGCATTACATTTAGTAATTTCGCCAGCGTTTATATCAATAGTAAGCGTATGGATCAAGACATCCGTGAATTGATATGAACTCCCAACATCAAGGAAGATTTCCATTGTGAAAGGTGGTAATGCACAATTATCGCTAAAGTCTGTCTGCTTTGGAACAAACTGCCAAGACAACACAGAATCAACAGCAGTAGAACTTGCTTGTCCTGTTACTCCTCTCAAAAAATGTCCCAACAATGTCGGATGAGGTTCGAAAGCAATGTCACCACCAACCCATAAGATACCAGGCTTGCTCTCGGGTTCGTCAAACCGAGCCAACATGTTTTCTTGAATGAGTTCCTCTACGTTAGTCGTAATTGTCTCAGAAATAAAAGGGACATAATCAAAACTCGTTACTGCTGTTTTAAAACTCTGCTGTGCTGAAAAACCTACGTGCCCGTTAACGCCGTATCCCATTTTAGCCCCCTCTTAAAAGATTTTTAAGCTCTGTCTTGTTCGCTTTGTCTGGGGGGTCAACGCCCTTCTTTATCAGCTCAGCTACCAATTCGTCCCTGGACAAACTGTTTACCCAGGTTTTACTATTGTCATCCTCTCCTCCTATCTCTTCTGCTTTCTCAGCTATCCCTTGGCTTATTAAGCTCTCCGCTTCTGCCAAAGGCACATCTGTTATTACCCCCTCCCGTGTCATCCCTATAACAGGGACATGCAGCCCCCCTCTAAGCCATCTTATTCTCATTTCTCCCCCCTATTCTCTCACCTCACAAATTAAATCCAAAGAAACCCCCAAGAAAAATCCTTCCGAAGTCTGTCCATTTTCGTATTCCCCGCCACCAAATTGAGTGATCAATACTTTATTATTTAGATTCCTTTTCCCCTTCAAAACCTCTTTAACTTTTGCTAAAAAAAGGTCTCTATTTTGAGCTGCCCTTCTAATCTCCAATCCAAATTCGTACATTCTTAACCTAATCGTCAAGTCTGTTAATGTCGGAGTAGTCCCACCAATTCGTTGCTCATCCTGGGGGCTATCCCAGCTCATCAGATAAATCCCACACCATGGACATTTGTCCGGGAGATTGTTTAGCTTTTCCTCTACATCATAAGCAACTTTCTGGTTGTTTAAGAACTTACTTCTTGGATCAGTCACTAAAATGTCTTTTATTGTTTCTTCTATTGCAAAATAACTTATTTCAGCCATTATAGTTTAGCCTTTGAAATGTTTTTTCTTGTAAAATTTCTGGCCTGTTCGATTGCTATCTCAAGGCCCCTTTTTAACGATGGGATCATTCTACGTTGCGGAACATTACCTAATCCCTTTTCATGGATTTCTCCGTAATTCTCAACTACCTTCCCCGTATCCTTTTTTCTTAAAAACAATGGGGACCCAACCCTTACTTGGTTATTCGTAGCTTCCACATCGAAAGAATTTCTTAGGGTTGAGGTATCGATCAATATTTGGGGGGAACCCACGCCTTCCCCTCTCCTTCTGGATGCTTTTGTAGCTGGTTTTATATCAATCCAATGGGTACCTTCCCATGTTTGAGATTTGAACGTCCTGCCTATTTCGTTTATCAATTCAACACCTATCCCTTTAAATAAAGGCTTTCTGTTTTTCATGCCTTTAGCTAAGCTCGTAAATTTCCTTTGCAATCTTTTTTCGCCTGTAGTTTTTAATGTAAGTATTGCCATTATCCGAACTCGTTTGTTATATCTTTCTCTTCCCTTAAGTCATCCACTAAATCAGGGTCAACAAATTGTTCTACAGCATTTAGGTTGTCGAATATGGGGGTATATATTTCAGTATCGCTTTCAATCCCCGCATTATCTGTGCGGGTGGATATAATAGCATCATTGGCGTCAAGCAATGGTATTTCACCGGACATTATTTTTTCCAACAATGCGTCAAGATCTTCTTTTCTGATTGTACGCCAATCATTTTTGCTTGTTGTCTCAGAGGTAAAGAAACGATCTAATATCTTTATCAAAGCCAATTCCTGGGCTATTGTTTTCACCATTAAAGGAACTGTAGTAAACGGTAGGGTATATTTTACAGCAAGCTTCGCCTTTACTATATTTTCAGCAATTCTAATGAAAAAATCTATATCGTTATCAACTAATCCACTTTGGTCTATTTTCTTATATAGCTTTCTTATTTCTGTTGGATTTGTGAAATCACCCATACGAAACCTCCTGCCCCATTTTTCTTTGAATATTTTTCATTTTTTCATGAAAAAGACATACAGCTTCATCATAATATGGGCCATTAGGATAATTTTCTTTTTCTAATGCCTTTAAAAGATTCTTTTTAAACCCTTTAGCCTGAAATAAAGAATGGTTATTTAAATGATTTCTAATCAAATTCTCATGTTCATCACACGGCATAATTAATCCCTCTCAATTTCTATTATCCCATAAAAACGTCATATATTTTTCAAACATAGCTTTCCTACAAGGCTGGCATGACCTATGATGACTCTCTATGCATTCTTTATTTGACTCAAAGTTTTTACAACTATTATAATCATAATTGTATTGTAGCCTTGCCCATTCCCTAACCCTTTGCCTACTCCTAAATTTGTGCATCAGGCTGCCATGGGCTAATGCCTCTTTAGTTAAATGACCCATCCATTCACCATAGCATCAAACATCAAGGTATTATTGCCTTTCCACTTTTGTTTGAATCTATCCATCGCCACTTTTCCGTCTTCCATATTTCCCCCGTTATCCATAGTGGCTTTAATCAGGTGGTAATATGTAACTTTAAAATTACGATACATCCGTAACCCCTTGCTGTATATATCCATGATTAGATCCTGCTCGCTTACATTGTTTGGGAATGCCTCATCAAACCTGAACCCTTTCTTGAACCCAAAAATCAGAGGAAAGCAAACGCTTTCTTTTATTATATCCACAACCGGGTGTTTCGCTTCTTTTGAGGCTATTGTAGCCATGCCGCAATCAGGGTATTTGTCAAAACATTCGACTATTGCCTCAAGCCAACCGGGTTGAACAAATATGTCGTTTGCTGTTTGCACTATTATATCGCTTTCCGCTATGTCGATTGCTGCGTTAAAATCTTTCGTATAACTTCTGTCTGGGCCTTTGTCGAAATGTAAATATTTATAAGTACCTGCCAGATTATCATCGAAATCTTTTGAACCGGTTTCAACAATAATCAATTCGTAATCAACCTTTGTGCAAGCACGCATCATTTTGATAGCACACTCTGTCATTATGCGCTGCCATTCATAGTTAATCATTATAGGCAATATTACTGACACTCTCATGGCGCTCCCCTTTTAAGTTAATGTTTTGGATAGTATCCTGGATTTGTTTCCTAGGGCACACCCTTTCTAATTCTTTAACAAAGTATTTCAAAAGCACTTTCATGGCCTTTTTGTCCCCATTAGCGTAATCATACCAAATTTCCCCAATGCCCGTCCCCGCAAATCTATTAAGCTGAACATATTCGCGTTCTTTAAGTAATTTCTTATCAAATTTTAAGTTATGTTTCTCTGGATTATTCCATACATCACTACCAGGGATAGGTTGAAGGACAGCGAGATTCCATTCATCAGGTTGGGTGTTTTGTACTAATTCTATGGTCTCTTGTATTGTCCCAACATCCTCACCTGGGTTACCAAACATTAAACTACACCTGACAGGAATATTCAAGTCTTTACACAGCATCAACGCACTATAATTCTCTTCAGCAGAGCATTGTTTGTTAATGTTTTTCAATATCTTATTGCTGCCACTTTCAATCCCTATAGTTACCTGAGTCATGCCTGCCCATTTAAGATTCGTTAATATTTCCCTATCCAATTTGTCAGCCCTAGCCCATATCCTAAATTTTATACCTGCGACTACAGCCCTTAAACAAAAATCTGTGATTCTTGCCCGGTTAAGGGTGAATATGTCATCATAGATAATAAAACTATGGATATCATAATTAGTCCTTATAAAAGAAATTTCACCAAAGA